TTACTCAAGCAAGCCAGCAGTACAGGAAGCTAGTCTTATGATCAGCGTTGCTATCTGGCAAGCGCGTCAAGCGCCAACAGGTCAAGGCGTATCTATTGACGGCTACGCACCAAGCCCCTACACAATGTCTAATCAGCTTATGGCTCGCGTTAGAGGATTATTGGCACCTTTCTTGAGCCCTAACTCTATGGTGGGCTGATGCCAGCGATAACAACCCTTCGAGCTTCTATAGCTTCGGCACTTACTGACAATACCAAGTGGAGCGTGTTCTCGTTCCCACCTGCTACGCCTATTGCTAACAGCGTCATTGTCAGCCCTGCTGATCCATACATCACGCCTACCAATAATGACCGCACATCAGTCGCGCCACTAGCCAACTTTACTATTACTATCCTTGTGCCATTACTGGACAATCAGGGAAACCTTGCAGGAATTGAAGATGATGTGGTTCGAGTCTTTCAGCTCTTGGAAGCCTCATCTATCGTGTTCAATGTAGGAACTGTGTCCAGCCCTAAAGTGCTGAACCTGCCTACAGGAGACTTGCTGGCTTGCGACATTGCAATCAGCACACTTACGGAATGGAGTTAAATCATGACCGATTTAGCACAATGGGAAAAAGAGAACGAAGCCTTCCTGATTAAAATCGGTCAGGTTGCTTCTAAGCCAGAAACAAAGCCAGCTACTAAGAAAGATGAGGAATAAACCACATGTCAGTATATCTAAGCAATGGTGTAGTTCTAACTGTTAATGCGGTTGATCTATCATCACTCGTATCATCAGTAAGCATTTCAAGAGCGTTCGATGAACTCGAAGTGACAGCAATGGGCGATTCAGGACACAAGTTCGTTAAGGGTCTTGAAGCATCATCCATCACAATCGACTTCTTTAATGATGAGGCAACATCTAAGACACTCCAGACATTGCAGGCAGTATGGGGAACAAACACAGTAGTAACAGTCAAGCAGACATCTGCCGTTACTTCTGCGACAAACCCACTTTACACAATGACCTGCCTTGTCAATAACACAACCCCAATCAACGGCGCAGTTGGAGACCTTTCAACACAGTCCGTAACATGGAACGTATCAGGTACAATCGCAGTAACAACATCGTAAGAAGGAGATAAGGGCTATGGCAAAACTCAAAGTAACAAGGGCTGACGGACAAGTGCAGGAGTTCGAGATAACTCCAGTCTTGGAGTACAGCTTTGAGAACTACGCCAAGAAGGGCTTTCACAAAGCCTTGATTGAAGATCAGAAGCAGTCAGACGTGTACTGGCTCTGCTGGGAAGCAATTAGACGTTCGGGTGAAACAGTCAAGCCTTTCGGTGAAGACTTCCTTGCTACTCTCAAGAGTGTCGAGGTCTTAGAGTCTGACCCTTTAGGTTAGATCGGAACTCCCTCACCTATCTCGCAGCTCGATTGAGTTATGAGTATGGAGTTCCGTTCAACACCATCGTGGAACTTCCTTCGATGGCTTTTAAGGCTCATGTACAGGTATTAAAGGACATAGCAAAGGAGCAAAGCGATGCCAACAAAAATCCAAGGCGTAATCGCTTATCGTAAAGCCCTTCGCCAATTTGAACCTGACCTAGCCAAAGAAACAACCAAAGAGATAACTGCCTTCCTTAAGCCAGTAGTTAAGGATGCGCGCGGTTATTTACCATCAAACGCAGAAGCTCCAAGCGGATGGTTGAAGCGTCGTAACGCTAAAGGTCGCTGGGCTAATCGTTATTATGAGGCCACAATTGCCCGCCGCAGTATCAGTTACAAGACAAGCCCTAGCAAAGCCAATCGTTCAGGCTTTAGAGCTTTGGCATCTATATTTAATAAAGGCGCTGCTGGCGCTATCTATGAGACCGCTGGACGCAAGTCTGGAGTAACTGGAAAGTTCACACCCAAACTCGGTGGACAACTCAAGGGCGATAAGCCAAAGATGACAGGTCGCGCAATCTTCAGAGCCTTTGAGGAAGATCAAGGCAAAGCCACAGCAGGAGTAATCAAAGCGATTGAGCGTTCAGCCGCTATTTTCAATGCGAAGGTGAAGAAGTAATGGCAGACTTAAGAGTAGATATTGCGGCGGAGTTCGTTGGCAAGAAGGCGTTTAAGGATGCTGACAATGCCGCCCTTAGACTAGATAAGACAATTAAAAAGCTGGGGCGCACCCTTGGCGTTACCCTTGGCGCTTCTGCCATCATTGCTTACAGCAAGGCATCAGTTAAAGCCTTTTCTGATGACGAAGCCGCAGCTCGCAGATTATCTAGCGCAGTTGATAACCTTGGTCTTTCCTTCTCTAAGGTACAAGTTGCAACCTTTATATCAGACCTAGAGCGCACAGCTTCTATTGCCGATGACGTTCTGCGTCCAGCCTTCCAATCTTTGCTCAACATAACTGGATCACTTACCAAGTCTCAAGAGCTTCTTAACAATGCTATTCAGATTAGCCGCGCATCAGGCGTTGATTTAGCCACAGTAACTAATGACCTTGGCAAAGGGTATGTCGGGATTACTCGTGGGCTTATCAAGTACAACACAGGACTTACAAGGGCAGAGCTACAGACCAAGGGCTTTAATGAGATTCTAGGCATCATGCTGGCAAAGTCAGCAGGAGCAGCACAGGATTACCTCACCACTACATCATTCAAGATGGACACCTTGGCTCTTGCATCAGAGAACGCCAAGGAAACAATCGGCAAAGGCTTGGTTGATGCTTTTGCTCGTATAGGCGGTGGCACAGAAGCCAAGGATGCTGCTAAGGCAATTGACAACATTGCCAAGGCTGTGAACGGCGTAACGCTTGTGCTAGGCACAGCAATCGGCTTGGTCAATAAGTTCCGTCAGGGCTACACAAACTTCCTTATGGATCCGCTAGGTACTGGCATGGGTGGCGCTGCTGCGTCATCTACTAATCGTTCAGCATCTCCAGCAGGTACAGCAGTCCGACTACGCCAGCAACGCGAAGCGGAAGCAGCTGCAGTTAAGAGAGCCAAGCAAGTTGCAGACCTAACTAAGAAGCAGGTTGCATCTACCAAGGCACTTACAGCCGAGCAGAAGAAGCAAGCCTCACTTAAGAAGTCTGGCACAGTCTTTGACCTTGAGCAGATTCAGATAGTTGCAGCTCTTAAGGGAAGAGTTACAAAGGAAGAAGAACTCCGCTTACAGGCTCAACTGGCTTTGCTCAACGGCAATGCTGACCTAGCAAAGAAACTCACAGACCAGATTCTTATGGCTCAAGATTCAACTGGCAACCTTTCCAGATTTCTTGCAGCATTACCTAATGCTCGTAACCCATTCGAGTACCTCGATGCTTACCTAAGTTACTTGGCTGGCAAAGCAGCCGCTATTTCCGTTGGTACTCCATTCGGACAAGCTGCGCCAAGCCTAAACGCTGCTCCAGCGCCCGTACCAGCGACCAATGTCCCTACTAATCCATCAGACGGCATGATTACGTACAACACCCGCACAGGTCTTAACTACAACCCTAACGCTAACAATGTAGTAGTTGAGTTAAAGATTACAGGCGAAGGCGATGTAACCAACGCTATCGCTAAGGGCTTACAGAACCAGTCACTATCTACTGGAGATTCTGCTTATATCAACCGCAGAACTGGTGGCTTTGCGGGATGACGCTACCTGCACAGATAGCGGTCAGCTTTGACTTTTCTGGCGGCGCTACCTTTTCATCGGGTTTCGTCATCGGATCACCAGATAACGGAATCATTGGCGTATCTACATTTGGTTCATCCGATGTAATCATTCCTACAGTTGATTTGACTCCTGACGTGTACAGCATTTCAATCAGGCGTGGACGTAATATCCTGAAAGATACCTACGATGCCGGTACTGCCACAGTCCGAGTCCTAGACCCTCTAGGCTACTTCAACCCACAGAACCCAGCCTCGCCTTACTTTGGCTATCTTGTGCCTTTGCGTAAGCTGCGCATCTCTGCCACCACAGCTACAGCAGACCATTTCTTATTTTCTGGCTATGTCAATGACTACCGCTATACCTTCCCTGTAGGGCAGGAGACAGCCTATGTGGACATCTTGTGTACAGATGGCTTCCGTCTCTTGCAGATGTCTAATATCGCCACAGTAGCCGACACAGCGGCAGGGCAGACCACAGGCACACGCATTAACAAGATTCTCGATGATGTCCAGTTCCCAAACTCCATGCGATCTATCGCTACAGGAGATGCCACCTGTATTGCAGACACAGGCACAGTACGCACAACTCTTGATGCCATTAAGAACGCAGAGTTCTCTGAAGGGCTTGGAGCGTTCTACATGAGCCCTGATGGAACTGCCGTCTATAAGTCTCGTAGCGAAGTCACTTCTAGCCTTGGCGATACAGCGACAGCCTTTAACCAGACCACAGGCATCCCCTACCGCAATGTAAAATATGCGTTTGACGACAAGCTTATTATTAACGATGTCAGGTTCACCCGCACAGGCGGCACAGTTCAGAACGTATTTAGCCAGACCTCAATTGACAAGTACTTCCCTCATGGCTTAAACCAAGAGAACCTCATCGCTGAGACAGATGCGCAGGTATTAGGCGCAGCACAGAACTATGTCAATACCCGCAAGGAAACTACGATCCGTATTGACGAGATGCTGGTGGACTTACTAGACCCAGACGTGCCAACTGACACCCTTATTGGGCTTGACTACTTTGACAACCTAGACATCACAAACGTCACCGAGTCAGGCTCGACAATCCAGAAAACACTTCAGGCGCAGGGCTTCGCTTGGGATATAACAGCTAACAAGATGCAAGTAGCAATTACAACACTTGAACCAATTATTGACGGGTTCATTTTTAATAGCAGTACATTTGGTATAATCGGCACATCAACTTTGAGTTATTAGGAGCAACATGGCAACCTTTCCAGTCACAACAGGAGACGTATTAACAGCGGCTACCTATAACAGCCTTCCAACCTTTACAGTCGGCACAGCCAACACAGCGGACTACACAGCCGTCCTAGCGGATCAGTACCAAGTCCTAGAGATTATGAACAAGGCAACAGCCATTGCCTTCCAGATTCCTACCAATGCCAGCGTAGCCTTTCCAGTAGGCACAGCCATTACAGTCCTCAACATCGGCGTAGGCACATGCACAATTAGCGCAGTCACATCAGGCACTACCACAGTTCTTTCAGCGGGCGCAGTAGCCGCTGCTCCTACCCTTGGACAGTACAAGTCTGCCGTCTGCATCAAGACAGCAACCGACACTTGGTATGTGGTAGGCGCAATTGCTTAATCAGATAGCTGCGATTCACGGAATAGGCGTGCCGCCTATTCCGCCTGAAACCAACTCCTATGAGTCTATTGCCACAGTCCTAGTGGGTTCTGGTGGTTCTAGCACTATCAATTTTAACTCAATCCCTAGCACTTATAAGCATCTTCAAATCCGTTGCGCTGTATTGACAACTGCTGGCGGTATTAACATTCAGTACAACAGCGACACAGGCTCAAACTATACTTATCACCAGTTATATGGCTTAGGTTCTTCTAACGCCCTCTCAAACGCTGGAACATCACAAACCGCAGGCTTTATTGGTTTTAACAACGCTTCAGGAAGTAATCCGACTGCAATCGTGTGTGACATCTTGGACTATCAGAATACAAATAAATACACCACACATAGATCACTAGCTGGAACTGATACAAACAGCAACGCTGGAACTTTGACCTACTTCTCTGGGCTTTGGCTTAATACTGCGGCGGTCAGCACCATTGATATTAAAGGCACATTTGCGCAGCACTCATCGTTCGCACTATATGGAATTAAGGGATAACAATGCCTAGCACATACACCCCGATACAAACTACAACGCTTGGAAGCGCACAGGCTTCTTACACCTTTACTTCAATTTCGGGAACTTATACAGACCTTCTTTTGGTTATTGTTCCTAAGAATACTGGCGGTCTTGATTCCTTTGGTCTGCAATTTAACGGGGATACAGGCTCGAATTACTCTAATACTTTGATGACTGGCAACGGATCAACGGCAACATCATCTCGTCAAACCAGTCAAACCGAATTAAATATAGGACTTATATCCACCAATGATGGGGTAAACCTAATTCAAATTATGAACTATAGCAATGCCACAACATACAAAACAGCCCTAGGTCGAGGTAATGTAGCAGCAGAAATGACTCGAGCAGTAGTGGCTATGTGGCGTTCTACTGCTGCGATAACTTCTATTCTTTGTAAAGCAGGTAGCGGCAATATGTCTGCTGGAACTACCCTAACCCTATACGGAATAAAGGCGGCATAATGCCTAATACATTTGAGTTAATTGCATCTTCTACAGTCGGTTCAGGCGGGGCTGCTTCTATTCTTTTTAGCTCTATTCCTTCAACCTATACAGACATAGTTGTTAAATTATCGGTGCGCTCAGCAAGAGCATCAGTCGGTCCGTCTATTGGCGTAAAGGTTAATGGTTCTACTTCTAACTTGACTGGCAGAGCCCTTACTGGCGATGGCGCAGCCGCCACTTCAACCACTAAGACAAACGGCTATGTTGGTCAAGCAACAGGAGCAAACGCTACCGCTAGCACTTTTGGAAACCTTGAGGTTTATTTCCCAAATTATGCTGGCTCTACAAACAAATCTTTCTCTTCTGATTCTGTAGGAGAAAATAACGCCACTACTGCTTATTCAGATTTGGTCGCTGGGTTGTGGAGTCAAACCGCGGCAATTACATCTTTAGAGTTCTACGACATCGGCGTAGGAGATTTTGTTCAATATTCAACCGCCTACCTATATGGAGTAAAAAATGCCTAATCCAACACGAATCGAAATCAACTGCGAGACAGGCGTGGAGTCAATTATTGAATTGACCGATGCCGAGGTTGCAGAACTTACCTATCAGGC